AAATATCCCAATTTCTGCTAATGAATACTGTTTTATGCTTAACCAAGAATGTCCGTTACTCACCAACGTTTGTATTATGTCAACAAACTCTATTTCTTCGCCGGAATCTCCTGGGGTGGTGTCTCTACCTTTGGAGTCAGTTTCTCGATTAAGCTTTTCAAGTTTCCCATAAAATCATCTCTGGATTCAAGATTCACATCAATGATAGTAGAAACCAACTTAACAATTTCTCCAGGTGGTAATTTATTTAAATCAGTAGTATCAATATTTGAAGCTTCCTCTAAAATACCAGGAGCCTCTTGTAGTAAGCTTATCGCAAGAATAAGCATATTGTTCGGTTCAGTGAAGTTATTCCATGTAATGCCTTTCGCAGATAAACTCTGAGTTATAACTAAAGCATCTTTGGAAATTTCAGCAATTTGTTGAAAATTTACAGGTACAATTGTAATGGAATTTCCGGCAACATCAGCAACTTTGCCTGGAAATAAAGAATCTAAATTGAGAGAGAGTTTTTGTCTATCTTTGGGAGGTGTGGTCTGTGTAGTCATGGTAATCTATCCTTCTTTTATAAATGTTGTTTTAAAAGTAGGGTAGCTTTTTTCTATGTGTCTCGCTACCCTACTTTACTCTACTTTTAAAACAATCTGAACCACAATCAATTAAGCAATTGTAAAGTCCATGTAAGGTGAATTAGGATGCCCTGCTTCGTCTTTCAGGATCTCACCTGTGAAACCGAGTGTACTCCAGTCATCACCGATCATTGCAGTATCACCAGAAGGAGTCAAAGAAACACTCCAGACTTCCAGTTCCTGGTCATTACCGGCAGGGTTGTCAGATACAAATCGAAGACGACCTGTAATCTGTGTATTTACAAATGCACGAATGACATCATAAGACAATGTATCGTAACCATAAGTAACATGCAGAACCTCAGCCTCAGTGATAGAACCACCCTCAAGAACCTTGATTCTACCAATGGTATCATCTTTCATGGTAGTTACAATTTCATAATCCGTACCGGCAACATAAGTTACTGTATCAGCATCATCCTGTACAAGAATAGTGGGATTACCAGAACCAGCAGTTCCGCCAGTTGCAGAATCAACAGCAGCAGATCCAGATCCAGATCCAGTAATTGCTTCATCAGCAACATAAAGAGTAGCATTTGTCTTGGCAAGAGTCAATGTTCCTGATGTGGAATCACCAGTAATCGCCACAACAATACCTGTAGCACCCGCAGCACCAGTAACAATCTCACCGAGAACAAAAATCACAGTTCCAGTATCATACGGCAAAGTCCAACAGATAACACCACGATATGTCAATACAGATCGTTTGCCCAGATAAGCTGTTACCACTTCAACGGCAGCACTTCCGGCAGTTTGTGTAGTTGCAATAACATCACCAAGAGTCAGAAGGGCAATGTTCTCTTTGTTAATTTCATCAAGAGTAAAGGAAAGACTCGGAGTAATCTGAGAAATTACCTCTTTGTCTTTTGCCTTGAGTCCACCACGGGAACTAAAATGTTCCAGTTTCTCAATTGCGATTGAGAAGTTAAATTCAGGTGCATTACCCAGATCACGTTCACCTGTGTAGGCACTGGATACCAACTGGTCAAAGAATACAATTCCTTTTCCCAAGGTATAATTGTCAGTGCTTGGAGATTCGGCCATAATGTGTCCTCCTTATATACCATTATCTGTATAAAATAAATCCAAAATTAATTTGGTTCCTATAATATTTGGAATACCATAACCCACTGGACCTTCTGTACGATTTTCATCAATAAAGACTCCATCAGCTATATTAGGATCAACTTGTGAATTTTCAGTGTCTTGATTTGTGAAGACCACACTACGGACTTGACTAAAAAGGGTTTTCATATCAACATCCGAGTTTTTCTTATCTATGATAATTTCCATAGTAACTTCTAATCGTCTTCTTGCAGGATAACTTAATTTATGCCTGGTATTTCTTTTTGTGATAGTATCAGTACCTTCAAACATAAGTACAGCAGGAAGTTTTTTTGGATCTATAGGAGAAGTAGGAGTTCTCTTGAAAGAAATTAAACCAAGAGTAGTCCTTTGAGCTTTTACTCGATCATAAATTTCAACTAAGCCTAATTCTCTGTTTTCCATTCTGCTTTCCTATATACTTTGAATGATAGCTTGTGCTACACTACGCACAAGCCTTAATTGGGTACTTTCGTTCTCAGTCAGAGCAGCTTTTATAGCTCCACCCTTTGTTAAAGATTCTCCAGGTCTTAAACCTCCAGCATAAACACGATTATTATAAATGTACAATTTACCAGTTTTTTCAGCACCACCTGAGTAATTCCAGGGGGGTGAACCTTGTAGCGTACCTTCTTCCATATACACTGAATAAGATGTGCCACTATTCCTAAAACCAATGGAAGGAGTATCAGAACCAGAACGAGGATTCATTTGTATCCACCCGCTTTTGTATTGTCCTGTGTCCTCCGGTGATCTGGCTTTTAAATCTTGGAGCAAGACTGTTGCTTCCGACTGCAATGCTACGGATACAGCTTTTTGTATCTTCGGGCCTACTGTTTGTAATTCACTAATCATGGTTTCAATTGTAACTGTAGCCATCACTAACTCCTTAACAAAACAATATATGCAGCATTAAGTGGATCAACCTCAAACGCAACAACAGTGCAAGTGGTGTCAACCTCACCAATTGGAACAATTACATGGTTTGAATTTACTAATCTAACTGGTAAATCAACTCCAGGAATAATCCCTTTCATATCGGTTGGTTGTATATCTTTAGCAAAGGATAAACGCTTAACATCCTCTTGACTAAAATTATCAATGATAATCCTGATTGGATATGAAACAGAATCATTAACATCTTCAAAACCGTCATCATTTAAAACAACATAGGAACCATCCTTTACTGCATCCGCAAACACAGCAAAGATGGTTTCTACGCCAGAAGCAAACATATCAGACAGTCCCATTATGCCCTCACCAATCTAACAACACCAACACTACCCCTAAGTGACAAATCAGATAGAATTTTCCAGACCTGTTCAGGAATAACTTTTCTTTTAGTAGAATTGGTATCTCCGTTATCGGCTTTTATCATTAAAGAAGCAGCCTGTAACTGCTCAATACCAGATAAAGGATTATCAGCAGTACGATCAGAAGACAAAGACACGAAAGCAAGTTCATAGGCAGCTACTTTAACATCATTTGGAACAATATCATCATCAACCTCTGTGCCATCCGGTCGAATTACATCCTCACGGGGCCATTGCATGGATTGAGTCGTAGCAGTTTTAGTACCTTTCCAAGTAACATACCAATCAAGCTGTTGTGAAGCTGTTATTAAAACTTTATCCTTATCTTCAAAATCTTCCCACGCACTTGCATGAACACGATCATTAAAATAAGAATTGGCTTCAGCTTGTGTTACATAGGAATTGGCATCTGTTGCCCCTACTATAGCTATTAGTGCCATGAATTACCTCTTTGCCTTAATTTTCTTTATTGGCTTCTTCCGTGATGTTTTTGTTGAAGTTGTAGGTACAGGTTTCTCAACAAGCTTGGAAACAGGTTTCTCAACAGGTTTCGGAGCTACTTTAGATTTAGGAACCGGCTTTTTATTAGTAAATCCAGCTTCCTTTAAAATCTCAACCTGATCCACATCAGCATTAACTTGAACACCATCGGGATTATACATTTTCATTTTTCTATCTCCTTATCCTTTTAAAAAGTTACTTATGCAGTTTTAGAACCAACAAGGGTAATTTTTCGAGGATCAAGAGCGAACGCACCGACAAGCAGATCAAGAGACATTGTGGTTTTCTTGGTGCTCAGATCGTATCCTTTTACAATCCTAAGTCCGACACCGTTAGAAACTGCATGGGCAGCAACACGGTCTTCAGGCAGATCAAGCATCGGAAAATGCAATTGCAAAGAGTAACGATCATCAAAAAATGCACCTTTGTAGGATACGTCTTTACCGGATGCAATGACGGTGACAGCAGCATCGTCAGGAATAACCTCAGTAATAGGATCAACCAGGTCAATGGATACGGTTGCATCTGTATCACCAACGGCTGTTTTAACAACCAGAGGTCTACGAACACCAGCAATAGAAAGTCTATCACCAACAACCAGAGTAAGCTGGGATGCAGTAACGGTATCAACTGTCAATGCAGTATCACCAATAAGGTTCTTTGTTGCGGTTGTATTATTGGTAGCACAAACGATTGTACCAACGGTTGCAGCAGTATTGGTCGGGAAGGCAATTGAAGAATACCAGTCCATGCCCATAACACGACCCATATCAGCATTTCTAAGAGTCTTCTCACCGTCTGCACCACGAGTCTGAGACTGATTAAACCAAGTCTGACCGAGCAGAGTAGCTTCAAGATCAAGGTCAACAAGACAAAAACGATTCAGTGACAACTGTTGCAGAATTGCAGCTTTACGAGCAAGAGCAATATCGGCAGCAGTGGTAAACAGTGCCGTGGATGCATAAAGACCACTCCCCTGAAGGATTTTGGTTCCGAGATAAGTATCAACTGATTCAGCAAGTTTGTAGGCTGCTGGCTGAATAACCTGTTCTGAAAAAGAATCAAGGTCCAGGGAGGCTTCTCTTGCAGTTACTTCAACTGAAATGTCAAAGTGTTTTTCAATTTCCATAGCCCTTGTGGAACTTGCGATTGCCTGGGCAGAAATTGTGGTAGAAAATTCGTCTACTGTGTACTCACCGTGAGTTCTATATGAAATAGTATCACCGACTTTCCAGCCATTTGCCTTGTTGGTAAAATCACTTGTTTTGTCTTTAGCACAGAGTGGAGCAATTACCAAAGCATCTTCCAGATGACTCAGTGCCTCTGCTGCAATTATACTGGGATGTTCCCAAATGTTAGCCATTGTTACTTTCCTCCTTATGAGTTAGTTTCGTCTTACTGCCCATAAGAAAAGGGGATCAGTAAAACATATAAAAAAATGTATATTTACTGACCCCCAAGGTCAAATAGCGTTTCCCAGAAACACCCTAAACTACAAGTAGTGTACAGAATAAATTATTAATGAACACTATGTCAAGGAAAAATTAAAAAAAATTAAAAAATATTAAATTTTACCCTGTTGTTTCAAGCGAAGTCTTTTATAAGTCACCATATCATTTTTTGCTGCTGCATTTTGAATAGCAATCTGAAGATCACTATCAGACCCAACAGAACCACCCCTTGCCCCAACACCTCCTGATACTGGCCAATAATGAGGAGAAGCTTTTTTCAACATCTCAATCCAATTTGATGTTGTCAAAACTTTTTCATCAGAAGTCTTAACCAATTTACCTTCAACATCTCTGGCTTCAACAGTGTTGTCTGCTGCCAAAGAAAAAATAGTCTGTCCTCTAAGAAGAATATCTGTAATAGCTTCAGGACGAACTTTGGCAAGAATGGCAGCCTCACGTAAAGCATCATCAACCATTTTTCTCTGAAACTGAGTTTTATATTTTACTTTACCCATTTCAGCTTCTTCCAAAGCTTTTGTCAATTCATTCTGACGAGCTTCATGATCAGATCGCATGGTAGAAGTACGTCTGTCAAGAAGTTCATCAATCTTTCCATCTTTGATAAGTTGTGCATCTGCATTTTCGTCAAGAAACTTCAGAGCTTCTTTAGCTTTATCAACATCAACACCATCAAAATTTTTCAGAGCATCCTGGAATTTTTTCTTTTCTCCAATAAGTTCTTCATTTTTTGATTTCAATCCAACAACAGCTTGATCAATCTCACCCTTAATACTGTCTTTAATTTCTGACATTGCTGAATTATGTGCTTCTTCTGTCTGTGTTCGTAATGTTTCATCTTCAATGTAATCAAATAAACCCATGTTAGTATCTCCTCAAGAGAATAGAGTCCTCAAGACTCTGTTAAAGATCAGACTCTTCCGTACCTTCTGTGGAAGAGTCTACTTTTGTTCCATTTTCTTTCTTTTCTGCATCTGAATTTGCATCTATGGTATCTGTTTCTGCACCTCCTGTATCTTTTTCATCTCTTGTAGTTCTTGCCATTCTATCAAAATCTCCCTCTTTCAATAATTCTACATATTCATCGTAACCTACATTTTGTCCAATTAAGCCTGACTCAACAAGATAACGATGCATGACAGTTAATGGAATAGTACCACCAACGTATCCTTCATGTATTGTTTTAAGGATAGCAGAATCTGGAATACCTTGTGTCAATGAAGTGGGAGCATCTATAACAATATCATCTTCATTATAACCTCCCCATCTACACATTGACTCTAAACCCTTCTTAATAGCAGTAAGGGCAGACAAAAATACACTGTATATACTTGCTGATTGAGTCGCTTGACGTATTCTGAGTGCTTCTGCTGCTTCTACCCCTTTACGAGCATCAAGGATTGCTACACCGTGACGTATAGCTTCCTCATAGAGATCAGTAATATGACTTTTTACATGTGTTAATGCTGCGGTATCAGTTTGTGTATAAAATACTCTTGCTTGTTCATTTTGAATAACCATCATAACAGATGATCCTACAACATTTGGTAAATCTTCATCATTTGAAGCACCAACAATAACAAGAGTTGGATTACATGAAAGAAACTCAGAATTTGCAAGGTCAGCCTCTTTTCGATAAATCTGAACTGAACAATTGGCAACAGAAATTAGTGGGATAGGCTGTACATTATAACTGTTATTAATTGAACCAGCAAGATATAATGGGATTTCCTTAAGTGTAGTTCCCATAAAAGTAGGAGTAACATTTAATTCAGAATATTCAGAACTGTGGGCTTGATCAGCTTCATATACATGGGATGTATAATTTCCTAAGTCATCCAAAGAAAGAACCCTGTATACCTGTTCCTCTTCATGAGAAAATATATCATCAGTTGAAGGAATAGTTTCAGAAATAACTCCAAGAGTCAAATTCTTTTCCGATCCAACTTCCCCAACCTTCCAATTTATAAACTCTTCAGCCATGTACTGTACAAATCGAAATTCATTCTTATCAGCTATAACATCAACAAGAACCGGAGAACGTCCAGTTTGAAAAATCTCAATGATCATATCAAGAAATAACTGCTGTAATGATCGCCCATCTTTTGTTGCTGTTTTAAGAATATACTCAAGTTCTGAAGGAACATTAAACTCTGGAAGTTTTGTAATAACAATTCCCAATGCACCAGAAAGAGCATAAGAAGTTACAAGTGGAAAATGTGCTCGTTCAATATATGCATCATATGCAGCAGCATAATCTCCTGACATTCCTGCTGGTCTTGGAAGATAAGTTTCTTGTTTGGATTTAATTATCTCTTCACCATCAATACAATCACGAATCTTTCGCCAATTACTGACAACTTTATCGTACTCTGGATGATGGTTACTAACTCCACCCTTATTAGTATCTAAATTCTGCCTTACAATATCAACCATATTATACTCCTACTGGTCTTTGACTTAACTTCATCATTTTTCTTGCCAATAAATACCGTAATGAATCCATTGCATGATCTTCTAAATCTGTATCAATATCTTCAGATTTTTTCTTATCTCTCTGCATTAAAGGCAATGTTCTTATATGATGTTGTGCTGAACGAAGAAAATAAAGATGTGGATTTTCTAAATCTCCTTTTTTTGCAGCATTTAACATCTGCCTTATCAACGACCATCCTGCAATTCTTGATCCAGATCCTTTATATGCTCTTGTCCATCTACAACCATGGGTTGCAAGATTTGCAGCAATTGAAGTACCATCACGAACTTCCCATATAGATGTATCTGCTGGTCCTGGATAAGTTCTAAGTTTATATCTATTAAACAAAAGCCTATCCATACCAATAACTCTTTCTGCAATAGTGGAAGATACTGCCCTATCTCCTTCATTTGCTTTACCAGTCCATCCATATATTTCTTCAGGAATAATTATTGACCCTTTTGGAATATAAGGAAGATATGATTCTCTTGGTTGTTCCCCATTAGCAATACAACCATAAGTAACAGCCCAAGGCTTAGATGACCCCCAATCAAAGCTTCTGATCATTTTCCAATATTTTAATAATTCAAAATCATCAAGGATGTGAATTTTAGAATCCCAAACATCTGTAAAAAATCCACCAAATGTCAAATCCCATGATCCATCTATCCAAGCTTTTCGTAACATTGAATTACCATCAGTAAGGGAATATATCTTAGCCATATATAACGGATCAGCTTCAGATAATGATTTATTTTCTGCTTGATAGCTTTGAAGATGAGTTCTTGAAACAGTCATAGATTCTTTAACAGTATCACCGTTTTCATTTGGATACTCAACATCAATAGTTTCTCTAAGAATTTTTCCAGGTTTAATAGCATCCACAAACCTATTCTTTACCCATTGATGTCCAGGCCCACTTGGATTACAAGTTGCTCTGTATTTTAAAGGAACAATAGCATTGGAAGAACGATTACAAGACATCAATTTTAAATAAACTTTAGGTAAAGCATGATTTGTAAGCTCTTCCCAACCTATCCAAGGATATTCATGACCATGATATTGTTCATAATCAGCTTCAACCCTTGCATAATTCAACCATAATGTTTCACCACCTTCAAATGTCCAAATTTTACGTGACCCATTATATTTTGCAGTAGGAAATATTCTTGGAATCCATTTTCTTGTTTTAGCAATAACATCACCAAGCTCTGTTGTTGCCTCCCTTAACAATAATCCTCTATAATCTGCACCATAACCTACCCCAACACCTTGTAAATAATCCATTACAAGCACATCTGTTTTACCACCTCCCCTATTTCCATGTAATAAACATTCCCAAACAGGACAAGTCAAAAATCTTTTCTGTGATCCAGGCCAAGGTTGCCAGACTATTTTGGGTTCACGCATCTAATTCTCCCATTTGGGACATTGTGATAACACCAGAATAATCATTAATTCTTGGAGTATTCTCCTCATAAACAATATGTTTTCTTTTTTCAGCCATAATCTTGTGCCAATCAGCACATACTCTTCTTTGTGTGGCTATTCGTTTCTCTCTTGTTTCAGGATTATGAAACAATGCTGTTGATGCTTTTGTAGCATTTGCTGTTCTTTCTCTAAGTTCTTCAGGACTTTTCTTTCTTAAAGCTTCACTAATTTTCTTCCCACGTCTTGCAAGAAAATCTTTTCGAAATTCCGGAGTCATATTATTCCAAAAATTCTTATTCAGTAAATGAGATGTATTTTTAGCTCTGGGATATTTTTTAATTCCTCTATCTTTACGAATACAAATGAATAACATATTAGATATCAACATCTATAACCTCTTCTTCATCTTCCCATTCTTCCTCAGTAACAGCATCAGGAACCATTAAAACTCCATGTATATTCATATTCATTGATTTCTGTTCGACTTTATCAGACCATCCAAGTTTATTCATGGTAACAAATTTAAATAAACTGGAATTAAAATTCCTCTTATTCCCAAGATTTGTCTTTGCTTGAGTAATCCACCATGCTTCATGCATAGCTTGTCCAATCTCCCAAGCAGTATTAAAAGAATCATATTTTTTAACCCATTTATTCAAAGATCCAGAACTAATTTCAAACTGTGCGGCAATCTCTATATCAGAAAGTCCTTGTCTTGCATAATCTAAATAAGCAATGGGATGTATAGAAGGATCAAATACCTGCCTATTAGAAAATACTGTCAGTTCTTCTGAACCAACCAATAAATTCTCTTTTACTATTGGATTGCCACCATGTTTTTTACATAAAGAAGATTTTCCTACTGCCCATCTTGTACATCTTCTTCCTTTTTCACTAATAAAAGCACATTTCTGTTTTTTGTATCTTTTAATTTTCTTAATGGGTTTTTCAATTAATTTAGATTTTACCTCTTCTTTTATTTTATTAAGTTTATCCATCTTTATTTTCAAAGAAGTCTCTAAGGGTTTTTTCTTACCTTTTAAAGACTTTCTTTTAAGTTTACGCATAGAACCTCTCATTATTCTTAAAAACGCTTGTATGACCCCTTAAAACTTTATAAACTACCTAAGATTCCCTTGTATTTATTAAAATCTTTAGATTCAAGGAAATCAAAGAACATTTTACCTATAATAAAGTCACTGAATCCTTTAGCTGACTCTTTATCCCAAGATTCTAAACAAGTATATACAAAATTAATTACAGTTTCTTTTAATTCTTCTTTAGAAGTACCTGAATCAAATCCATTTAAAAGCAACCATAAAGAAACAACATTTTTCCTTAAAGATATAGAAGTAACAGAACCTTTTATCCTAATAGAAATTTTAATAGCCTTTTGAATTTCATCCATCTGATCCATCTGACCCATCTGACCCATCGTCTCTCTTTATATTTTTAGAACTTCTTACTTTTATTAAATTATAGATTTAACATCCAACATCCAACATCCAACATACAATAGTGGCATTCTAAATATATAATTTATATATGTCAAGAAAAATAAATAAAAAAATACTACAAGAGATTTTACAAAGAGATTTTACAAAGAGATTTTACCAAGAGATTTTACCAAGAGATTTTACAAAGAGATTTTACAAAGAGATTTACTACAAAAAATAAATATAAAAAATAAATATAAAAAATAAATATAAAAAATAAATATAAAAAAAATAAGTGGGGGATTAAGAAAGATATTAAGAAAGAGGGAATATTATCTGTGCTTATCTGTGCTTATCTGTGCTTATCTGTGCTTACCTATACTACAAGAAATATCCAAAAATTGAACGTGGTGAAGAAGTGGCCCCCGCCTGTTTTAGAAAAACGGGTCCAGATTTTCAGATAGGTTTTGTTCGATTGAAGCGAATAGGAATTTTTTCAGATTCGAAAATCTGTTTTGAAAAACAGATTCCGTTTTGAAATCTGATATTGGAATAATCAATAATATATATATTTGTTTATCCTATATAGAATTTTTCAATCTGAAAATTTCACCATTGATAGAATCAATAGTATATATAGAAAATCTATATGTAAAAATATACGGGTAAAAAATCTGATATTGGAATAATCAATAATATATATATTTGTTTATCCTATATGTGATTAATCCTGTTTTTCATATTGCAATAAATTTTCTATTGGATTTATTATATCTATTATATCTATTCATTCTGTTTTGTATTCATTAACATTAC